AATACAGCAAATGATGAACCTGTTACTCAAGCAGAATTATTACAATGGGCTGCGGAAAATCCAATGCCTCTTAATGAACCTAAAAAATCAAACTCTGATTTAATGAATAGTCTGATAGATAGTTTGACAGTTAAAGAAACACCTGATACTACTGAAGTAGGTGTTGAAACAATTACAGAGAGAGGATAGAATACCCCATGGCTGAAATAGAAAAATCATTGTCTGATACAAAGACAACTGTTGCCCTTCCGGGAGAAGTAGAAATCGAAGAAGCAATTAAAGAAAAAGTTGAAGAAGTTCAAACTGAATCTGGTCCAGTTGAAATTGAAATGGATGAAGAAGGTGGAGCTCAAGTTTCTTTTGATCCAGCAGTAGCTAGTCAAGAAGGTGGTGAAGATCATTTTGAAAACCTTGCAGAATTTTTAAATGATTCAGTTTTAGAACCATTAGGAAATGAATTATTTGATCAATACACTGAATACAAAGAATCAAGATCAGATTGGGAAGATTCATACAGAGAAGGTTTAGATTTATTAGGTTTCAAATATCAAAGAAGAACAGAACCATTTAGAGGTGCATCAGGTGTTAATCACCCTGTACTTGCTGAAGCGGTTACACAATTTCAATCACAAGCTTACAAAGAATTATTACCAGCTGAAGGTCCAGTTAGAACTCAAATTTTAGGAGATATTACAGCTGAAAAACAAGACCAAGCAAATCGAGTAAAAGATTTTATGAATTATCAAATTATGGATCAGATGAAAGAATATGAACCAGAGTTTGATCAAATGCTTTTTTATCTACCCCTGTCCGGCTCTACATTCAAGAAAGTTTATTATGACGATCTTTTAGGTAGAGCCGTTTCCAAATTTATTCCTGCGGAAGATTTAATTGTACCTTACTCTGCAAACTCATTAGATGATGCAGAAGCAATCATTCACGTTATTAGAATTTCTGAAAATGAATTACGTAAACAACAAGTTAGTGGTTTTTATAGAGATATAGATTTAGGCAAACCTCCTGTTACTGAAAATCAATTAGCAGATAAAAAATTAGAATTAGAAGGAATCAATAAAGATGGACAACAAGATCAATATACACTTTATGAAATACACACTGATTTAGATTTAGAAGGTTATGAAGATGTTGGAGAAGATGGAGAACCTACTGGAATTAAATTACCTTACGTAATAACTATTGCGGAAGCTAATCAAAAAATATTATCCATTAGAAGAAATTATAGAGCAGAAGATCCTGTAAAGAAAAAAATTCAATACTTTGTACAATTTAAATTTTTACCAGGCACAGGTTTCTATGGCTTTGGTTTAATTCACATGATCGGTGGTTTAACTAGAACTGCTACTGCTGCGTTAAGACAATTATTAGATGCTGGTACTTTAGCTAATTTACCTGCTGGATTTAAATCTAGAGGAATAAGAATTAGAGATGATGCACAACCATTACAACCTGGAGAATTTAGAGATGTCGACGCTCCGGGAGGAAACATCAAAGATCAGTTTATGACTTTACCATTTAAAGGCCCAGACCAAACATTACTTCAATTAATGGGTATTGTGGTTCAAGCAGGTCAACGATTCGCGAGCATCGCTGATATGCAAGTGGGTGATATGAATCAATCCGCGGCTGTCGGTACGACGGTAGCGTTATTGGAACGTGGATCGCGGGTAATGTCAGCCATTCACAAAAGATTATACGTAGGACTTAAACAAGAATTTAAATTATTAGCAGGAGTATTTAAAACTTACTTACCACCAATATATCCATACGATGTACCAGGAGCTTCTAGAGAAGTTAAGATTCAAGATTTTGATGACAGGATTGATGTATTACCTGTAGCTGATCCAAATATTTTTTCTCAAACACAAAGAATATCAATGGCACAAACTCAATTACAATTAGCACAATCTAATCCACAAATTCATAATTTATATCAAGCTTATAGATCTATGTATGAAGCGATTGGTGTAAAAAATATAAATTCTATTCTACCACCACCAGAGCAACCAATGCCAATGGATCCAAGTTTAGAACATATCTTATCCATATCAGCAAAACCGTTCCAAGCTTTTCCTGGTCAAGATCATAAAGCGCACATTGATGCACATTTAAATTTCATGAGATTAAATATGGTACAAAATAATCCAATGGCTATGGCTTCATTACAAAAAAATATTTTAGAACACATTTCTTTGATGGCTCAAGAGCAAGTTCAACTAGAATTTATAAATGAAGTTAGAGAATTACAAACTTTATCTCAACAATTAGGACCAATGATGCAAAATCAACAAGCGATGATGCAAAATCCTATGTTAATGAAAGCACAACAACGTGTTCAACAGATTACAAATTTAATTGAAGCTAGAAAATCAGTCTTGATTGCAGAAATGACTGAAGATTTTGCTAAAGAAGAAGAAAAAATCATGGGTGAGTATGGTGGAGATCCTTTATTAAGATTAAAAGGCAGAGAATTAGACTTAAGAGCTCAAGAAAATCAAAGAAAAGAAGAAGAAGGTAAGGAAAGATTGAACATAGACAAGATGAAAGCTATGATGAACAAGGAAATCCAGGAAGAAAAGCTAGAACAGAACGAAGAACTAGCTGGATTACGTGCAGGAGTATCTTTAGCAAAACAACAAATGTCAGATGCTAACAAAATTCACGATTTTGGTAGAAATTTTGGTAGAAAATAGTTATAATAATTTAATAAGGAGATAAATATGAGCAAAGATTGGATGAGAGGTCAAGCTTACGTTAAAGCACCTAAAATTGAAAAATGTTTAGGCGTTGGTAAGGATGGCTATCAAACAGGCGGGATTACTATTGAAGCTACTAATGCTAACAAAACACAAGAAGTTGACGTTAGAGGAACTAAAAGAATTAGAGCAGAAAAGAAACCTGTTAAAGCTAAATGGTACTAATTATTAATTCTAAATAATTAAAAATATGTTCCCTTGGTCGTTAATTGGCACAGCATTAAAAACTGGATCTGAAATTTATAAAAACAGATCTGCTACAAAGATTGCTATGTCCGAAGCTCAATTAATTCATGCAGAAAAAATGAAGCGTGGAGAAATTGAATACAGTGGAAAAATAATTGAAAATCAAAAAGGAGACTGGAAAGACGAGTTCGTGCTTTTGGTACTCTCTAGCCCACTTTTTTTATTGGCATGGTCTGTGTTTGCAGAAGATGAAAAGATGCAACAAAAGATTGACTTGTACTTTGAAAAATTACAAGATATGCCCTGGTGGATTGTCGGATTATGGGTTTCAGTAGTGGCCGCAATTTACGGAATAAAAGCTACTGATATTATTAACACTAAAAACGGAGGAAAAAAATGAGAAACGATTACGGAATAAGATCTGATGTTAGGTTTTCTAAAGGCGGAAAAGTTAGCAAAAAAGGTAAGATGTCTAAATCTTCTATGAAGTCTGTAAAAAGATTAGACGACAAAAAAATGAACAAGAAGAAATAATTTTATGAAAAATAAAGCTCAATCAAAAATTAAAAAAGTTATGAAAGAGTACAAAACAGGAAAACTTTCTATTGGTAAATCAAGTAAAAAAGTAAAAAACAGAAAGCAAGCAATTGCTATTGCTTTATCAGAAGCAGGCATGAGCAAAAAAGGAAAAATGAAATCATGAAAAAACGTGGACTATATGCAAATATAAATGCTAGAAAAAAGAAAGGCATTTCAAGACCTAAATCTAAATCAACTATATCAGCTAAAGCATATGCAAATATGAAAGCTGGTTTTCCTAAAAAGAAAAAATAATGTTTAGAAGACAATTCAAATCAGGTGGATCACCAGCATGGCAAAGAAAAGAAGGTAAGTCTGAATCTGGTGGATTGAATAGAAAAGGTATTGCTTCTTACAGAGCAGCTAATCCTGGTTCAAAACTTTCAATGGCTGTAACTACCAAGCCATCGAAATTAAAAAAAGGTAGCAAAGCTGCCAACAGACGAAAGAGTTTTTGTGCTAGAATGAGCGGTATGAAAAAACGTTTGACTTCTGCTAAAACGGCCAGGGATCCGAATAGCAGAATTAATAAATCCCTGCGAAAGTGGAATTGTTAATGGATGATTTAATCATAATAAATAAGTTACAAAAGATAATAAAAGCAACTATACAATCAATAACAGAAGCAATGATAAGTGGAGGCGTTGACAATATGGAAAAATACAAGTATATGTTAGGTCAGGCACACGCATACCAAATCACATTACAGGAAATCTCTAACCTGCTAAAACCAAAGGAGCAAAAAGATGAGCAAGGAAACATTATCGACTTCGGAACCAATTCAAAATGAAACACCGAAACACGTTAACGCGTTAGAAGAAAAATACGAAAAAGAAAAATCACAAGTAGGAGAAGTCAGAGAACCTCTACATCCTGATAATTTACAACCAGGAACTGTAGATGAATTACCAACACCATCAGGTTATAGACTTTTAGTTTTACCATTTACACCAAAAGAAAAAACAAGAGGTGGAATTTTATTTTCACAAGAAACTTTAGACAGAGCACGTATTGCAACTACGTGTGGTTATGTTTTAAAGATGGGAGATTTAGCATACAAGGACAAAGATAAGTTTAGAGAACCTTGGTGCAAAAAAGGAGATTGGGTTATCTTTGCCAGATACGCTGGTTCAAGATTACCAATTGAAGGCGGAGAAGTGCGAATACTAAACGATGATGAAGTTCTAGGAACTATAAAAAATCCAGAATCAATTCTTCACTTAATATAAACATAGGAAGGAACTATGCCAGAAACAAACGATAAAGATATAAATTCATCTGAAGACTTAATTGATGTTGGCGAAACAGTCGGCGCTGAAGTTGAATTAGATGAAAAAGAAACTTCTGAAAAACCAGAAGTAGTGGAGGAAGAGAAAATAGAAGTTGAACAGGTTGAATCAAAAGAAGAACCTGTTGAAACTAAAAAAGAAGATGAGTTAGAAAAATATAGTGAAGGCGTTCAAAAACGTATTGCTAAATTAACTCGTAAGATGAGAGAAGCTGAAAGGCAAAGAGAAGAAGCTATTCAGTATGCTCAATTAACTAAAGCAGAAAAAGAAAATTTAGAATCTAAACTTTCTACTTTAGATAAATCTTACACTTCTGAATTTGAAAGTAGACTTAAAACTGGTTTGGCAGCAGCTAAATTAGCATTAAAGAATGCTATCGAATCTCAAAACGTTGAAGCACAAATTGCGGCTCAAGAACAATTAGCAAATATAACTGTTGAATCTTCTAGACTAAATGCTTTAAAAGCTAGGGAATTAGAAAAATCTCAAGTTAAGGAAGTAAACATTACTCCACAAAGACAAGTGAATAATGTTCAAACTGATCCTAAAGCAGAAGATTGGGCAGCTAAAAACACTTGGTTTGGAAATGATTCAGCTATGACTTATACGGCTTTTGATATACATAAAAAGCTTGTAGAAGAAGAAGGATACGATCCTAAATCTGAAGAATATTATGAAGAAATCGATAAAAGAATAAGACTTGATTTCCCACATAAATTTGATAAGATTACAACCAACTCTACACCTAGAGCAAAACCTGCTCAAAATGTAGCTTCGGCTAAACGTTCAGCCTCAACAGGACGCAAAAATACTGTTAAGCTCACACCTTCACAGGTAGCAATTGCTAAAAGATTAGGTGTGCCACTCGAAGATTATGCAAGACAATTAAAAATCACGGAAGGAGTATAAGCATATGGAAAACGAAAAAATAAAGACTTCACGTGCGAGCCAAACTAGAGAAAAAACTTCTCATAAAAAAGTATGGACTCCACCCTCATCACTTGATGCACCACCTGCAAAAGCTGGTTACAGAAATAGATGGATAAGATCAGAAACTATGGGTTTCAACGATACGAAAAACATAGCTGCTTCTTTAAGAGAAGGATATGAATTAGTGAGAGCTGATGAATATCCTGATGGAGATTATCCAACAATAACTGAAGGCAAATATGCAGGAGTCATTGGAGTAGGAGGCCTTTTGCTAGCAAGGATACCAGAGGAGATCGCAAAGCAAATAGAAGCTTACTATGATAGGCAAACTAAAGAAAAAGAGGAAGCCATCAACAACGATCTTATGAAGGAAAAGCAATCAGGAATGAAATTCAGTAGTGAATCAAATTCCCGTGTAACTTTTGGTGGTACAAAGAAAAGCTAATTATTTAGTAATTCTTACCAACAAATTAAAGCTAACCGTGACTATTAGTCACACAATAAAAGGAAAAAAAATATGGCAAACCAATCAACTGGTTTTGGATTTAGACAAGCTCCTACAGTAGGATCAACTCCTGCTACAGGCGGCCAAGCTGAATACAAGATCTTTTCGGGTTTGGGTGTTGGCATCTACAAGAATAACCCAGTATCATTACAATACACAAGTGGTGATGATGGATATCTTCAAGATGTTACAGCGAATACTATGGATGACGGCATCACAGGTGGTGCTGGCTGGTCTACTGGTACTGCTAACATTCAAAAAATCATAGGCGTGTTTAACGGTGCTTTCTACATAGATAGCTCTACAAGCAAACCTACTTACGCAAACTCTGTTACTTCTGGTACTACGTTCGGAACGAACTACAATACTGGAAGTAGCGACGGAATCGGCTATGTTAACGACAATCCTATGCAAGAATATACTTGTAAAGCGGATGCTGCTGTTAACCAAGTTAAGCTTCTTTACACTTTTAACTCTACTGATGGAGCAACTTCTGGTACTTCGTACCAAGGTCAGTCTACTGTGAAATTAAACATCACAGGAACTGTAGCGACATCAATGTTTAGAATTGTAAGATTCGCTAACGATCCGGAAAACAATGATAACACAGCGGCGAACTCTAACGTAATCGTTCAGATTTCTCCATCAGCTGCGTTGTCTAACTAATCGAATAGGAGAAAATAAACATGGCAATATCACGAGCACAACTAGTTAAAGAACTAGAACCAGGTTTGAATGCACTATTCGGACTTGAGTATAAACAATATGCTAACGAGCATGCTGAAATTTTTGATACAGAATCATCTGACAGAGCTTTTGAAGAAGAAGTAATGTTATCTGGTTTTGGAAATGCAGCAGTTAAAGCTGAAGGCCAAGGCGTTCAGTTTGACGATGCACAAGAAACTTTCACTGCACGTTACACAAATGAAACAATCGCTTTAGCGTTTGCAATCACAGAAGAAGCTATCGAAGATAACTTGTATGACAGACTTGCGTCTAGATATACAAAAGCGTTAGCAAGATCTATGGCAAACACAAAGCAAGTTAAAGCAGCAGCTGTACTAAATAATGCATTTAGTGCAACATATGCTGGTGGTGATGGAAAAGCACTTTGTGCTACAGATCATCCTACATTAGCTGGAAGCTTCTCTAACGAGTTAGCTACTCCTGCTGATCTTAACGAAACTTCATTAGAACAAGCGTTAATCGACATCGCTGCGTTTACTGATGAAAGAGGCCTAAAAATTGCATCTAGAGGAATGAAATTAGTAATTCCTTCAGCTCTACAATTTACTGCTGACAGACTAATGGCGTCTCAAGGTAGAACAGGCACAGCTGATAATGACATCAATGCTGTTAGAAATATGGGAATGGTTCCTCAAGGATACACAGTGAACCACTACTTAACATCTAACAAAAAATGGTTTCTTAAAACAGATGTACCTAATGGTCTTAAACACTTTGTTAGATCACCTATCAAAACTTCAATGGAAGGTGACTTTGACACAGGAAACGTAAGATACAAAGCGAGAGAAAGATATGTTTTTGGATTCTCTGATCCAAGAGGTATCTTTGGTTCTGACGCAGTATAGTACTTAAGATTAATAATTAAAAAGGGGCTTTCGGGCCCCTTTTTTTTATGGTATAAGAAAGTAGAAATTATGAAAAACTTCCTAGTCAATATTAGAGCATATGGTTATCATGCGCGATTTCAGATTGTGTGTGAGGACGATCCAATAGCCATTGAAAATTCAATAGTTGACAAGATAGGAGAAAAAGGTGTAAAATGGGAAAAAGACGGATATACCAGTTCTTTAAAAAAATGGATAACCTATGAGGAGGTTAACGATGCAACAATTACAAGACCTTTACAAACAGAAGAGGTCATTGGAGTTGAACTGGGAGCAGGAGCATCTTAAAGAGGGTAGATATACTCTCAATATGGTTCAGATAGACCATAAAATAAGACAGGTCATTAACACTATAAAAATGGCCGAAGCTGAAGAAGCTCATCAGTTAAATAAAATAGAGGATTGTATTCCTCAAGTTTCTGTAGCTACGTAAATAAAAGCTACATCGTTGAAATACGCACATTCACTACGCAATCTCTTGCACTCTATATAAAAATCATATATATTTTAGCCACTATACATTAATAACAAACAAGTAAATATAGACGCGTATAGTCGACAGCCCTAGAGGACTATATTTACATATTCTAGGAGGAATATAATATGGCAAACACAACATTTTCGGGACCAATAAGAGCGGGAACGATTTCAAATACTACAGGTACAACTGTCGGCGATAACGTTGCAAACGTTGGTCAAGTTGTAATGTCTCAATCAATTATGATTGATGCAGCAGTAGCAGCTGGAACAACTACTTACAACGTAGGTGTAATACCAAAAAACTCACAACTACTTACAACTACAATTAGAG